GAATAAGAGCTTGCATGTCTGCTGTAGTCCAGTCAGTGCCAATGTTAGCGTTGCCAATGACAGCCTGGTGAGCACTTCCATCATTCTGGACCTTGTGTAGGAATCCAGGCATGATTGAAAGGAAGTTACCAGTTGAACCATCACCATTAATGGCTAGGTCTTCAATGTCATTACCGAAAGCGTTTGTCATTAGACGAACCAAGTGGTCCTCAAGAGCACCGCCTTCAATATTGTCCTCTAGGGCTTCACTTGAAACTTCCCAGTCAAGACGTAGCTTCTTGGTAGTAAGTTCAACCTTTGAGAAGGTGGCACCAGCGTTTGTGAACGCAGCGTCACCCTGGTTAGCAGCACGTACAACACGCTCACCAACGTTAACCTTTTCAAGTTCCATTGTGTTAGCTCGCATTGTGACACGGCGACCATCGTTAGCTAGAACGGTAGCATCCCATACGTAGTCAATAAAACGACGTGCCTGTTCAGGGCGTAGGATACCAGCACCATCATAGCGTGGGTTTGCGGTAGATGATGGGTTAACTCCGTTAGGACCAGATGTGATTCCTAGGTTAGCATCGCCAGTTGTGTTTCCTAGGAAAGGAAAGCCTGGGTCGCTTACGCCACCAATACCACCTGAAAATGCACTTCCGTCTGAGTTAGGGAAAGTTGCATCTCCAGCAATGTTTTTAATAATTTCTTCCGACATATTTTTCACCTCCAAATGAATTTTTTAATTTATTTTAATAGTTCGGATGTTGTGAGGAAACGTCCACCCCATAGTGATTTCTGAGTCATTTCTGACTCCTGTACGACCTCACCAAGGTCGCCAGATTTACGAAAAGCGGTGTCTGCTTCCACTGCGTCAATACGCTTTCCAAGATTGTTAAAGCCAAGCTCTGCATCTGCTAGTTTAGCATTTGCTAGGTCTGTTGACTTCTTTAGTGCAGCAACTTCGTCAGCAAGTGACTTAACTACTGCAGTGATTTCGCTAAAGGCTGATGTAACGGCATCCTTCAAGTCAGTAACAGCGTTAGCTGCAACCTCATCTGACTTCTGTGCCTTCTTCTCTTCTTCCTCATCCTGGGATGATTCAGTAGCGTCCATGTCGCCCTCTGCTGCTTCCTCTTCGTCTACAGGCTTGTCAGCCTTCTCAACATCAGCAACTGGAGCTTCGATTTCGGCATCTGCCTCTGGAGCGATTTCAACATTTTCATTCTCTACTTCTTCTTCAGTAGCAGGAACGTCATTTACGATTTCTTCTGACATGTTATCATTCTCCTTATTCATCTCAATTGTATTAATGCCTTTAGCACTATCAACTAAGAACTTAATTAGGTTACCCTTTTCTGAATCTGACTTCTCTACAAATCCAATGTTCTGCATTGGGTTTCCATCGATTGGGCTTACCTCTGAATCTTTTTCTGAAATTGTTACTAGACCGTTTTCCTTGTCCCAGAATACGTTCTCAATCTCAACTGTTGCAACGTCACCCTGAACAGTAGTAACGCCATCCTCACTCTTCTGTACTGAGAGGATATTAGCAAATTGGTTGGCTGGCGTGTCAACTAGTGATAGCTCTAGCAAATCATAGTCTTTGATAATTCGGATTTGAGAATCCATCTTTTCATCGTAGGCATCGTCCCACTCGTTCATACGTCCACCAATTGAAAAACCTGAATATGTTCCATCTAGAACCTTCTCCCAGCAGTCCTGAGCACCTTTTGAAATATAGGCTGATACATAAACACCCTTAAAGAACTTCTTTGTTGAGGGGTCAAAGTACTTATCTTCCTTAAATGCAATCATCTTCCCAACAGCAATTGGCTGATGCATTTCACGGATATTACCACGGAACTTTTCAAATGCCTTTAGAGATGCCTCTGGAGTAACAATATCATTTTGCTTATCCAGGTTGTCAAGGGTAGCGAAACCAGAGACGATGCGACGCTCTTGGTCTACCTTGGCGAAAGGCATTGACAGGCGAACATTTTCGCCATCTGTGCTAAAGTGTGCTTTTTGAATAGTCATATTAATTCTATTATAGAGACCTTTTTTAAAGTTGTTATTCTATTGTAACATACTTTTATTCGGTTGCTCTACCTTCCCCTTTTGGATTTCTACCCTCGGTGGTTGCAGCACCATCCGACTGGTTAGCAGTTCTTTCTGAATCTCGTTGGCGAGTCTGCGAACTATTAGCAGCAGCGTCTGCAGCACCCCTCGCTGACATTTCGAATGGCTTATCGCCATCTGAACGTTGGGGCAGGTTGATTAGTTCACGTGCTTCGTTCGGCAGCATAATCTGGTTGCGAACGTAACGTTCAAGAATCTGTGACTGAGCCACTTCATCTGTCAGGGTAAGTTCATTAAACTTGAGTTCCAGAATGTCTGTTTTCTCACGAATAATCTTGTTTAAAATCTTTTCTAGATTACGTTGTGCTGGACGTGCGACCTGCTCCTTAAATGTTCTGTCTTGTGCAAGGGATGCTGCGACGTTTGCTGCATCCGAACCACCAAGCTTGGATAGCGGAACCTGGTGAGCGACGAGAATATCGTCACGGTTCTGCTTGCGGTATTCCTTAAATGAACCATCCTGAATACCATTCTCAATTGCCTTCATGTCAAACTCAACCTTGTTTCCGTCTGAGTCTCCAGGAAGTGGAATATATAGTGTTCTGTGGGATTGTCCCTTAAGGTTAGTCTGCAAGAAGCGGAAGAGTTTATCCTCTGCATCAGCAGAAAGCTTTGCACCCTTTAGGGTAATTACATAGCGAGGCACAGCCTTATTGCTAAAGTAGTCAATGTTGTATTGTGATGCTAGGGCATCTCCTAGTAGCGATGGCATAGCAGCAATAACATCTGGTACACCATAGAAAGTATTTAGAGGAGAGTATTCCTTAATGTGAATAATCTCATTTGGTCGTGGGTCTTGTGTAATTGGATTTTTGTTGTTTGCCCCGAAATTACGGAAGTAAACAATCTTGTTTCCAATAACCTGGATATATCCGTCACGAAGACGACGGCAACGCATTGTGGTTGATGGGATGTGACCAATGTAACCAATCTCACCCTTGATTGTGCGACCAACTTCAATGTATCCATTTCCAGTTGCGTGAACGTCGGTGAATACCTTTTCCATGATACTGGTAAAGCTTTCATCAAGGTTTAGACTTTCTAGCCAGTCACGAAGCTGAATCTTTAGTTTTTCAATACGCTTGCGAGCACGTGCAGTGGCTTCTTCGCTGTCTGATGTCTCAAGCTTAAGTGTTGTCTTGTCTGAAACTACAAAGTCATACCCAAGACCAACAGTGTTCTCAACCTTTGCATCAATAGCAGCGTGATTAGCAAATGATGTGTCGTAGTAGTTTGCAAGTTCTTGTAGGTTGTATGGTGGTGTGATTACATCAAATAGACCATATGCGTTGCGGTACACTACCCCTGGATTTAGTGCCTTTGACTTTGCATCTTCTCTACCGCTTTGTACAGCAAGTGCTGAATCCATATATGCATCTGAAACCTCTGACTTTGATAGCATTCTAGCTACACGACGTTTAAAATTAATGTCTAGACCGTCATATGTCTTAATCTCATCCCATGACTTATTGAATGGGTCTAGGGCTTTCCATTGGTCAACCTGCTCCTCAACATCATCAATTCTTACTGGAATTGGAACTCGTGTCAATCCATCGTTATCATTAATCATCGCTACCGTACATCTCCAATGTCTTCTTAGCTGCAATTAAAGCACCGAGGTCGTTCTCTGATGGAATATATCCCTGTGCCATGCGGTCTACTTGCTCTGAGTATTCTTCGTCTGAAATCTTGCGAACATTTGGGAAAAACTCTGCAGTTCCCTCTGGCTGTCCATAATATGCTGCTGCCTGGGTTAATTCTTTAATCTTTGCAGGGTCATTTCTCATTGACTCAATACTTAGTGCATTGCCTTCGCCATCTGTGAAAAATTTTCCACTAGGTAGCTTCCATACGTAGATTCCTGCATTTGAAAAAGGCTCTTCGATGACCTGAATTTTGGTCTTGCCGATTTGACCCTTCATAATTTTGTCTAGGCTATTTGTTCTCATGGATACAAGTATAGCATATTATCTTGCAGTTAGTAGCTTAATGTCTGTAGAGTAGTTATTAAATAGCTTATATTGATACTTATTTAGCAACAGCTTGGTATTGGAAACATCGCTATCTGCAATAATTCGGTCAGTTCCTGTAAATGACTTATACACAAGTTGTGGCGAAATACCAAAAATGGTAGGTGTGGCTGTTGTAATTAGCATATCTGTCCAAGTTCCTGCAGACCATGTGCTCCATGTCTCAACGGATACATCGTTCCAAATTCTAAAAACAATTTGCTGATTTAGCTCAATCTCTGGTGCTTGATAATATGATATGTTATTGAATAAGAAATTTCCATTAAATCTAATATCTCCTGGCTGTCCATCTAGATTAAGAGTTGACAATAGCGATATTCCAATGGCACTCCACTCATTTATACTAATAACTGGTTCATCTACAAGAAGTCCATTTAGGAAGAACTTTATGTCGTGATAATCTGATGTAGTTCCGCCTACAGTTTTTTCAGCATATATCCTAGCCTTGGTGTTTAGACTATTGATTGACTCAAATCTAATTGTGATTGTAGAAGAGCCATCAGTCATTTCAAATAATTTTTGTGCTGTTTCTGGAAATGCCTCAAGTCCGTACCTAATGTATACCTGCATTGAGGCAAGCCTAAAGAAACTTGCGTTATTTTCATTTAGTTTCAGCAGGAATCCTCTATCAACAGAGTCGCTATATGTACCAGTTACCTCTATTCCTGTATTTCCAGTTGCATAGAAGTATGGCATGCTCTGCTTATAAATTGATATTGGACTAACGGTTGAATATTTTACAGTATCATCAACTACTTCATATGGATATACCGATTTACCGTTTTTAGATGAAATTAAATTATCACCAAGCTTATTAAGTGAACGACCAGCAATATGTAAATACCTTATGAATAATGGCTTATAGTATATTCCATCTACGTTTGTCTCTATTGTAACAACAACGATTGTATCTGATAGTGATGCAGTTGCTGGAATTTTAACAATAGAACCAGTAACTATCTCATACCTTTCTGTTTCCCAGCTTATAGATGGTGTGATGACCTTAGTGCTTGGTGCAGCAATATCTGTAAGATTGGATGGAATAGTCTCTAGTGTTGATGACTGAAAATGAACATATGTCCTAACTGATGAGTCTGATGTTGAAAATGATGAACCAGAGATTGCTGGAAGAGTTGCATCAAGGTCAATCTGAATATAGTCAAGTGCGTACTCTGTTTGACCTGGTGTTTCAGAATTAACTGTTTTTGCCAAAAGCTTTAGTGGAATTCCGTCATACCAATATCCAGATGAATAAACATCCATATCAACCTTTTCAATTGACAGTCTGCTAGAAAACTTTAAGCTATATGTTGTATTGATATCGTATAGACTGTTGGCTACTGCTGTATCCTTAATTAGTCCAGTTAGTCCATCAAAGTATGACGATACCTTTGACCAACCTTTTGATGATGTAAATCCCACAGAATATATCCTGCCGAATAGTCCTGTTGAGTAGTCCTCTGAGTTTGCAACATAGACTATTAAATTATTTGTAGATGCAAGGAATGAGTTAAGGTCTGAACTTCCTATATCAGAAAGTGTCTTTAAGTCAAAACCAGCAGCAAAATTTGTTCCAGCAGCAAAGGTGGTTGATGTGTGCAAGATTTCTTCATCAACACCTGAGCGTTTAAACGAGTATGTTACTTTATATGCTGGAGTTCCAGAAATTACTTCTCCAGATAATGTAGCCTTTAAGTAATCACCATTAATCCTGTCCTGAATTTTAATAAGTGTTTGCTCTGTAAGTTTTGATGTTGAGCTTTTATTAAATACACCATATACCGCTCTTGTAAACTGATTAAAGTATGACTGCTTATCGAATAAAAGATATCCACTATATGTTGAATTAAAGGTGGCATATGAAACATTCGATGCATATGTTGCAGATAGCCAAGAGTCTTCTGTATTACCAACAATGCTTACACTTGGCTTTTCGTATACGATTGGCTTTAGCGTATTATCTACTGATGATATAGAGTCTGATGTTCCCATCTCCCATTTTCCAGCATCTGGATAATTATAATTATTTCCAAATTTAGAATATGCATAGTCAGTAACGAAAGAATCTCCATAATATGCCTTGTTTAGTTGTTCTGGGAACTCAACACCTTGTGCATATACAAATCTCTTTTTTGCCAATACTGTATCAACAATGTATGGATATACTGCAACACAGTCAACATGAATTTTTGAATCTGTATATGAATAAAAGGCTATCCAATCTGCGTCCTTTGAGCTAACAGTCTTATTTGGGAAATCGATATCTATTAAGTCAAATTGCATTGAGATTACCTCATTACCATTTATCAATACGTTAGCACCAGATGAATATGTATTAATATTAATGAGCATTGGTCTATCCCACTCGCCTACGTAGTGTGACTCAAAATTGTCTCCTATTTTTAAAACTAAAAATGACTCGTCGATATATAATCCGTCAGTGGATGCTACTGGTCCAATAATTCGTTTTGCTGTGGTTGGTTTGCCAATTACCCTTAGCCAGGTTTCAAACGATAGCTCTCTATATTTTCCGTAATCATTTAAGAATCCCATACCTGGTAATACAAGACACATTTCATCAATTGGCTCTAGGGTGGTAGAGCTTGATGAGCCATACACCATTGGAATACTTGAATTTTTTGAGTGAAGTTGATTATTTGATACAAGATAGTATCCATTATTTGATGAAGAACCATACGCAAGTGCAGAAACACCATATGTATATGTTGGATATGGATAGATGGTAGTTGGCAGTGTTTCCTTTGCTACCCCCAAAGACTCTCCGTTAAATTCTTCTGCATTCGCTCCAGCCGTGACACCATTAATTAGTATTGAGTTTTCTGTAGCTACAGTTGCAAAATCAACTTCAACTACAATTTTAATACTTGCATTAATTGATGTAAATCGTTCGGATATAAAGTGCCAAAATCTATCATAAATCTTTGTTGGGTCATTATCATCCATTTTTAAATTTACTGTATTTAGAACGGCAGCACTAGAGCCTTGCTGATAACCTACACGAATTCCAGATACTCTTGTACTAAATGAATATAGATGAAATGCTATATTAAAATTTTCTGTTCCATTTGGATTAAAAGTTGCTGTACTTGTAAGCCTAAGTGTGCTACCAGTTCCATTAAAAAAGACTTGCGTAGTAGCTGAATCTGAAAATGGAGAAAATGGATAGTCTGTGCTCGTGTAGGTTCCTGTTGTGCAATTTGTTTTTGTCCAAGTATTAACATTTCTATTTGATTCAGTAATAAAAGAAATATATGTTGCTGAATCATCTAATGCCCACAAAGCAATAGGATGCTCTGCATATACTTTTTCTGCATATAGATTGGAAGGATTGGACATAAGTTTATTTTACCACATAAAGAAATGCCCTGCCGAATAAACGGCAGAGCATCTCCCACATCCAAACTTTTACTTTTTGTCTGGAATCTTGATTTCACAGTAATCGGTGGTGCAATAAGCCTCATAATAGTCGTTCTCATACTCTGTAATCTCAGTATAAGGCATTTGTGGATAAACATCCTTACCCATCGATAGGAATGATACAGCCTTTAGCTGACCCTCATACATATTTAGAACTGATGTGATGTGCTGCTTTTCAGTTTCCTTATCAAATGATAGGGTTACTGATACACCATTGTCTGACCAGTATTTCTGGGCTGTAGCAGCAAGGGCTGTCTTCTCAAATAGAGTTACATCCTTTTCTGCTCGCTTGTGACCAGATGAGATTGGGAAGTATACAACTGATGTGTTTGCTGATACTAGGTCGTCTTCAACCTTGTACCCTGCTGCCTTGAAAAGGTGAAGCATTGGGTCTTGGTTACTGAAACGAATAGCACGTAGGTAGAACTTTCCACCTGGACCCCAGTGAACACCAGGGGTAGCTCCAGAAAGAATTGATACAGAACCAGATGGCTTAACGGTAGTTACACGAATTGACTCACGAACACATAGCCACTCTGAATACTTGTTGTCATAGAAACGAATCTTCTTGTATCCTTCATCCATCCACTCACGAACAGTTGGTAGACCGTGCTCGTCAGAGAATGATGCGATGCCTGTTAGCGATGTACCGATACGGCGGTTTCGCTGCATGATACCGTTGGTCTGCTGCCAGTGAGTCGGAAGAAGTGTTACAGTCTTTCCGTATAGGTAAGCAAACTTTAGAGTGCGTAGGAAGTCTTCCTTGCTCTCGTGACGGTTTAGGTGAACCTCAACTAGGGTACATAGCTCGTATGACTCTAGTGGCTGTTCTGCACATGGGTTGAATCCCATAACACGGTAATCCTTTCCATCTGCAGGGTCTGCAAGACGACCATAGTTACGAGCAACGTCTAGCCAGATAAATCCTGGCTCTCCATTGTCTGCAATACGGTCAACATACTTTGAGTAATCCATTCCAACAGTTGCTGCAACAGAATTGTTTGACATCCATGCCCAACCTGGATTTTCAGGGTCGTATGAGTTACGTTCTGGGAAGATTTCTGCATTCTTCAGGTTTAGGAAGTCCTCGTCTCCATCCATACCTAGTGCTAGAGTGGCTGAACGACGAACGTTACCAGAAACAACACAAGTACCAATTAGGTTAACTAGGTCAACGATTGCTCTTGAGTCTAGCTGCTCTCCAACACGCTGTCCTAGAACATGAGCAATACGATTGTGTAGATTGATTAGTGGACCAGGACCAGAGGCTACGCCACCAAATCCCTTGATTGGAGCACCTTCTGGGCGAATCTCTGAGTAGTCAAACTTCTGAATGTTCTGACCTGCTCGTAGGTATGAATTGATTAGAAGACGAGTTGCCTCTACCCAGCCCTCACGAGTATCGGGAATAACGTAAGTTACTTCTGGCTCAGTTGGTGCGTAGATTGGGAAGTTCTTGTCTTTTCCGAGGGTGTCAAAGCCAACACCAATACCAAGCATAAGAGCGTCCATTACCCAAGCAAATAGAGCACCTGGGTCATTCTTGTCTAGGTCCTTGGTTGATACCATCGCACAGTTCTGGAGAGCTGCTGAGTTACGCTTCTCCATTGTTAATGGAGTTCCGAATGTCCACATACCACGACCTGGCGGTGTCCACTTTAGGTTGAACATACGGTCAAAAGCCTCTTGTGCTGACTTCTGTGCCTTATAGTCATTCCATGGGAGACGGTTCTCTTTTGCGTGGTTTTTCTGGACAGAATACATACCTTCGATAACTCTGCGTACTACCTCATACCAGCGTTCTTTGGTTCCGTCTTCTTTGACTCGTGAGTAGGTGCGAACGAAAGTAATTTCTCCAAGAGAGTTACCTCCTGCATCCACGAATCCAAAGGGTGATTCGACTGATTTGTACTTTTCGACAAAATCATTCGGTAGGGTAAATGAGAAAAAATCTGACATAGTGTTTCCACCTTTCCAAAACTGTAATTGATAATAGTATAGCACAGTTTTCAAAAAAGTAAAACTCTATTCAGATATGCTATCCAAATATTCTTGATACATTGAATTTTCTGGGTCTTGTGGAATCCACCATACTTTTCCAGAACTATCAGTAGCCTTTATAGCTTGTTCTCCCATATCTGTAGTCACAATTTCATAATTCATAATATCTCCTAAATCTCTGCAGAAAACTCCATGTAGTTATTGCTATTTGCTGGGTACCTTAGCATTGATGCTGCACCATTTGTTGTAATAGCTGAAGTTGTAACTGTTATTTCTGTTGATTCTTTAGACACAACAATTCCCCCAACAATATTTGTCGATGCCTTGCTTGCTCCAAGGGCATATGCAGTAATTGCCGTAACATCATTTACAGAGAATGATGGGGCAGTTCTCATTGTAACTGGATGCTTGATTGATGAATAACATGCAGTTGTACTATAGTATGCACCGTTTGAAATAGACACCTGTGTAGTAGTGCCAGAACCAGAAAATCTCCAATAATATCTCTGACAGGCTGCAAGCTCAGATGCAAGAGCATTCTGATTTCTAACAAAAGATGTTGCTGAACCATTTACCTCAAGCTTCACGCCAGCGATGCTAACGGTAAGACCAGCTGACCAGTTAGCAGAAGATAGTTGTAGTGGTCTAACATCAAGATATGAATTTGTTCCAATTGTCTTTCCAGACATAGAACCTAGAGTTACTGTATAAGAGAATCTTGTCCATGTTGTTGTTAGTGCAATTGCTGAACCAGTATTTGTTACTGATGCACTACCACCAGAACCAAAGTTTTGCTCAATTACTGGAGTAAAATTATTGTTTGTTCCAGTTGAAATTTTAGCCCAAAACGATAGGGTAACTGTTTTATTTGCAAGAGTTCTAACATCTTCAATTCTTTGTGATAAGCTTGCTGCCGATGTTACGCTACCAGATACTGGCTGGGTTGTTACAAAAGTTGCATAGTATGGATAG